ATCGCACCAGTGATACTTCTAGTAAGACCACTCATCATATTATTCAATCCACCTATCATACCCATCGCCATTCTACCCAAGAGTGGTCCACTAGTTTTAACATCAGGTGGTAAGTTCCCTGCTTTCTGTGCATCCAATCTTGCCAATGCTTTCTGTGCTTTGGGTGACAGATTTTCTCTACCAACTACTTGTCCTGTTGGTTTGGATGCTGCTAGTTGAGTCTGTCCTGCCCCTGCACCATAAGTTCTATACAGTTTCTCTTTTAACTTTTGAGAATATGCACCTTGTCCATGCTTCTTATCATAAGCAGCAATTTTCTCAGGGTTAGTTGACTTCATCAACTCAGCATGTCTCTTGTTCGCTGTTGCCTCAGCCTGTCGCAGTGCTGGTGTCATATCACCAGCAGACATACTGTATCCTTGTCCAGGTTGTATACCTCTGATTGCTTCATCAAGTCTTCTTGCTCTCTTCTCTTTCAAGTTAGTTGCTTTTTGAGCATCACTAGTCGCTAGAATTCTGGCAAGTTGTTCTGTGGTCACACCTGGGATGACTCCCCCCATTACGTCTTGAATAGTCGTTCCTTTTGGCAACTGCTTAAGTATCTGATCTTGATGCTCGATCAAATCAGGTCTTCCAATAGCAGCATTAATTTCAGTAAGGGTTACCTTGTCTTGAAATAAACGACCACCTTTTACTATTCTATCAATTTGAGTTGTAGTAAATCCATCAGCACTTTCAGTAATTCTAAATCCCTCTCCACCTCTTCTTGTCGTATCACCTAAAGGTCTGCCACCCTGTCCTCTTCTTCTGTCGGTTTTCTCAATAGTTTCTTCTACTATTTTCGTAACTGATGTGACAAAAGTTTCTGGATTTATTTGCCCCAATCTATAACCCATGCCTGGCATAGATGGCATAGATGGCATAGATGGCATAGACATAGCACTACCTGAGCTCTCTTTCTTTGCATCAGGTGTTCCTTTTTTTCCTGTGTCAGTTCCACTAACATAACCACCAACAGAAGCATAGACTTTATCTTTAATTACTTTTGGTCTGTTGGTTCCACCACCAGCAGCATTCATTGCCTCCAGTTGTTTAACACCATACTTCTGCACAGCACCACGAGACATAACGAACTCACCAGCAGTAAGCATTGCTGGGACTTTATCAGTGCCACCAGGTCCATCTACCTCACCTTCACTTTCAGAAGGAACCTCTAGTTCTACATTTGCAGGTTTAGATAATTTTACAGTATCATCCTTTTTATTACCACCAATCAATCCACCTATACCTGCTCCCATGAGCATTCCAAGAGGACCAAAAAGAGATCCTAGTGCTGCACCACCAGCAGATCCTCCAAGATTAAATCCACCATCAAACATACCACCAATAAATCCAGACTTTACAGGTGCAGGTTTTGCTTGTCCCCCACCAGAGAATCCTTGAGTTTGCTGACCATCACCACCTGTTAATGCATTGACACCCATCATAGTGCCACCAACAGTTAATGCTGTTGCCCCTGCACCAATTAAGAACTTTGCTCTTCTGCCACCTAACATGTGAGCAAGTTTTCTTGCTCCACCAACACCCTTTGCTGCTGCTAGTTTTGCTACAGCAATACCAAGTTTTACTGCACCCGTGATTAAAAGTTTAGAAAGACCTAGAACAAATTTTCCAAGACCAGTTCCAAATACAATATACAGTGATAAAAGTTTCTTCCAGTGATCTTTGAAGAATCTTATTATACTTTGTATTTTCTTTTGATTTTTTGGATCAGCAAACCAATTAACAACTTTTGTTAGAAACTTTGCAAGGAGAACATTAAATAGGAACCCAAGTATCTTATCAAATAAACTTCTAACAGGTGCAATTATTTTTTGCGCTGTCTTAAAAAGTGTTTTGAACCTTTTTTCTAATCCTGCCTCTTGTAATTTTCTTTTATCATTTTGTGCTTTCTTTCTATCAAACTCACCTTCTTTTTTCTTTAACTTATATTGATCTTTAAGTATGTCGGCAATGTTAGTAACAGAATTAGCAATTTCTGCTAGAAGATTTTTCTCTTTTGGTTTTCTCTTTCTCTTTTTCTTTTTTTCACCCTCTTCTTCTGCTGCTTCGGATGCCTGATAAGGAACTAATGCACTAGTTGGTAATGCTTTTGGTGCAACATTAACTCCTGCAGCAGATCCTTTTTTAAATACATCTGCAGATATCTTTGTCTTTCTTGCTTTAAACTTAGGGTCTGCTGCTTTTCTTTGCTTTCTTACCTTTCTTATTTCGTCTGCTAGGGGTCCAATGCGAGG